AACCAACAACAGCACTGTGCAGGATCTTAGAAATCAGGTACAAGGTCTCCTTGCACCCATTTAATGCCTTGTGCTTGCAGCACTCTTTGACAATTGGCACATACTGTTTTTAAATTATTGAATCTACAATTGTTGAGATTGCCATCCACATGGAACACATTGAATTGCTGAGGATGTCGGCTTTTATGTGAGCATTTATCACACTCGGTCTTTTTGACATATCCTGATTGTTGCCATTTGGGCTGACCCATGGGCTTGCCTTTGTAACGCACACACAACTCACACTGACTTCTGTAAAATACCTTGTTTGCTTTATGATAATTCACAGCACAAGGGCGTTGTTTGCAGGCTTTGCACAAAGGTCTCATAACGTATTTAGCTGCCCTTTTTAGGCCCTTTTTGCTGGGTTTAATTAGGTGTGTTTTTGAGCGTTCAGAATAAATACATTCAAATAAGTCATAGATAGGAGAAAACAATATGGCACTAGTATCACCGGGCGTACAAGTTACAGTAATAGACGAAAGTTTTTATACACCAGCGGAACCAGGTACAGTTCCAATGATTTTCATTGCCACTAGGCAAAACAAAGCAAATGCCTCAGCCACAGGCACAGCGATAGGAACGACAAAAGCCAACGCTGGCAAACCTTTTTTAATAACTTCTCAAAGAGATTTAAGTGAAACTTTTGGTGATGCAGTGTTTGTCACAGACACTAATAACAATCCCATTCATGGTGGTGAATTGAATGAATACGGTTTACAAGCAGCATACTCTTACTTAGGAGTCAGCAACAGAGCGTATGTGGTCAGAGCAGACATTGACCTAGGAGAACTAGAAGCATCAGCCACAGCTCCAGAAGCTAATCCTGCTGCAGGCACATATTGGTTTGACACTGGAAACACATTGTTCGGAATATTCGAATGGAATTCTAATCCAATCACAGCCACAAATGGTCAAACATTCATAAACAAAATACCCACAGTTATCACATCATTAGAAGTGGATCAGCTGGTGGGAGAAACTGCAGGCAATGCTCCCAAAGGTTCAACAGGAAAAATTGGTGATTACCTTATTAATGCAACCACTGCATTTAATGATTTATACTACAAAAATTATCTAGGCACATGGGTAAAAGTTGGAAGCACTGCTTGGAAAGCCAGTCACTACACAGTGAAAGGCACTGTGCAAAATCCAGCGTCGGTGTCAGGCACTTTTACAATCAATAGCACATCAATCACAGGAGGTTCATTGAATGCTGTGGTATCGGCAATTAATTCAGCTGGCATATCAGGTGTAACAGCAGCTTCTGTTAATACTTCTTTGGCTATATTTTCAACCACATCAAACATCGTGATAGCATCTGTTGCTGGAACCATCCTAGCAGATTTAGGATTGACAGCAGGCACATACTACATACCACAAGTAACCACTGCTTCCCACACACAGGTTCCATTGTATAAATCCACTGATGCTAATCCAAGACCCACTGGTTCTTTATGGATCAAAATCACTGCGCCAAATTTAGGTGCTAAATTTAAAGTTAAAAAATTTAATGGAGTAACTAATCTATTTGAAGATGTATCTGCTCCTTTGTACAACAACAATGAATCTGCCGTTTATAATCTAGACAGAACAGGTGGTGGAGTTAATATACCATTGGGTGCTTTGTATGTGAATTCCAACAACACCAGCGACGAAGTTGATTATAGAATTTTAAGAAAAGAAAATGGTGGAGCAACTATTATTAAATCCAGTGTGATTACCACTCAATTGGTAGCAGGCAATTACACATTCACCATGGCAGAGTCCAAAGTTAATCAAGAATCATTAGCAGCAGCAGTGACAATCACTTTATCCGCAGGCACTGGAAATGCAATGGCTGGAGCTTCAGGTGATGCAGATAAAATTGCAGCAGCGATTAATGCAGCAGGATTTACCAACATTCAAGCAAGTGTGGATGAACTTAATCGCATAGTAATATCACACAATCTTGGTGGAGAAATTAAAATTACAGACACAGATGATCTATTAAGTTTGGCTGGATTCGTAGGCGAGTCAACCACAAATTTATACAATGATGATCAAACTGACGGTTCAACTAATCCAGTGGTGCTTAGAGCTTCAAACTTTAAAGTATTAGCGTATGTAGCAGGCACAAACAACCCAACCAGTTTGACCACTGACGGTAGATTATGGTACAGTTCAGTTGTAGATGAAGTTGATATAATGTATCACAATGGTACCACTTGGAAAGGTTACAGAGACGCAGCAGCATTTCCAAACACTGATCCGTTGGGACCAATTGTGTCAGCCACTCAACCAACTGTGCAAAGCGATGGAACAGTTTTAGTAACTGGTGATATATGGATCGACACCAGTGACATAGAAAACTATCCTAAAATTTACAGATGGAATTCAATCACAGCAAAATTTACTGAAGTGGACAATTCAGATCAAACCACAGAAAATGGAATCATATTTGCTGACGCTAGATATGGTACTTCGGGCGCATTAAGTGAAGAGCCTGCTACTATTGAAGCATTATTGACCAGTAACTTTTTAGATTTTGATGCTCCAGATCCAGCATTGTATCCAAAAGGCATGTTGTTATTCAACACACGCAGAAGTGGTTTCAATGTGAAAAAATTCATGAGAAATTACATAAATGTGAATGAATCTAACACTAGATTCCCAGAATCAATGTCTGGTTATTATCCTCATAGATGGAAAACTGAATCTGCAAATCAAGTCAACGGTGCAGGCACATTTGGAAGAAAAGCACAAAGAGCAGTTGTGGTACAACAACTGCAAGCAATGTTGAATTCTAATGATGACATCAGAGATGATGCATCAAGATTATTCAATCTTATGGCTTGTCCTGGTTACCCAGAATTAATCGGCGAAATGATCACTTTAAACTATGACAGAGGTTTAACAGCTTTTGTAATAGGAGACTCACCGTTTAGATTGGCTCCAGATGCTACTTCTTTGAACGAATGGGCGACCAACGTGAATCTTGCAGTGCAAGACAGCGACACAGGATTAACATCATTTGATGAATACATGGGTGTATTTTATCCATCAGGATTTACCAGTGATAATTTTGGTAGAGATGTGGTGGTTCCTCCAAGTCACATGATACTTAGAACTATTGCATTGAGCGATCAAGTTTCTTATCCTTGGTTCGCACCAGCAGGCACCAGACGTGGTGGCATTACTAATGCTTCTGCAGTTGGTTATGTAAGCTCTGAAGGAGAATTTGTGAACACAGTATTAAATGAAGGTCAAAGAGACACATTATACACTTCCAATGTTAACCCTATCACAGTGATTACAGGCGCAGGTCTTGTGAACTATGGTCAAAAAACCAGAGCAAGAAACGCATCAGCATTGGACAGAATCAACGTGGCAAGATTGGTGATTTACTTAAGAAGTCAATTGAATAAATTGGCTAAGCCTTATGTGTTTGAACCCAATGACAAGATCACAAGAGATGAAATCAAACAACAAACAGAAAGTTTATTGCTAGAGTTAGTAGGCACTAGAGCACTGTATGACTTCTTGGTCGTGTGCGACGAAAGCAACAACACTCCAGCCAGAATAGATCGTAATGAATTGTACTTGGACATAGCAATTGAACCAGTAAAAGCAGTTGAGTTCATCTACATACCGTTACGTTTAAAAAACACAGGAGAAATATCAGGTTTATAATAAACTTATAAATACTAGCAATAGGAGAAACAATGAGTATATCTACACTATCTAAATTAACAGTACCTTTGGCCAGCAACGCAAGTGCATCAGGTCAAGGTTTGTTGATGCCAAAACTACAGTATCGTTTCAGAGTATCTTTGGAAAACTTTGGCGTGTCAACTCCCACTACAGAATTAACCAAACAGGTGATGGACGTTACAAGACCCAATTTAAGTTTTGAAAAAATCACTTTGGATGTGTACAACTCAAAAGTTTATCTAGCTGGCAAACACACTTGGGAACCAATCACACTAAATTTAAGAGAAGATGTCAACAACAACGTTCAAAAATTAGTGGGTGAACAGTTACAGAAACAATTTGATTTCTTTGAACAGTCAGCTGCAGCATCAGGATCTGATTATAAATTTTTAACTAGAATAGAAATATTAGATGGTGGCAATGGTGCATTGACTCCAGGAATATTAGAAACTTTTGAATTGTATGGTTGCTATCTTGAAAGTGCCAATTACAATTCTTTGGCTTATCAAGAAAACACACCTGTCAGCGTAACTTTATCCATAGCGTATGATAATGCCATCCAAACACCTAAAGGCACTGGCATTGGCACAGAAGTAGGCAGAACAATCAACACACTAGCCACAGGCGGTGGACAATAATTCATTACTAAATTGATTCAAAAAGGGGTCTAAATGGCCCCTTTTTTAGTTTACACAGCATAGATTTTTCACATATAAATACTAGTATGGCCAGTTTAATCAAAGGATTTTTAGACTCAGTATTCAAAGGAACACTCAATCCCAAAGGCAATCTAGCAGATTATCAACATGCAGCTAGAATGTTTGTGGATGATAGTTTTCGACTGGCTCCAAAACAAAAATTTTTATATCACGTTTCGTTTAATATCAACGATAAAGCAGTAGTATCCTTGCCTAACTTTAATGCCACAGTCACTGAAGAATTAAACATGCTGGTTAAATCTGTGGATCTACCCAAGTATTCAATTCAAACCACTACCAAACAACAATATAATAAAAAAAGAAAATTACAAACAAGAATTGATTATGACCCAATTACTATTGTATTTCATGACGACAACTATGGCATAACCACAGCCATGTGGCAATTGTATTATCAATATTATTTTAGAGATGGCACTTACAGAACCAAAGATGGTTCAGGCAATGTATCAAGCACTGTGCCTAGACAGTACAGCCGAGGTAGTTTTTACAACGATGAAGAATTTAACAAATACAGATATGGTTTAGATAATGATTCTTCTCTACCTTTTTTTAACTCCATACAAATCTATCAAATGGCGAGAAAAAGATATACCTGTTACACTTTAGTAAATCCATTGATTACTGCATGGCAAGGCGATACATTAGCATATGGCAACAACGATACTGCAGCAAACCAGATGACTATAGAGTATGAAACTGTTTTTATGAGCAGAGGACCAGTGCGTGCTGGTGTTGCTCCAAAAGGATTTGGTGGCAGACACTATGATAGATCACCTAGTCCGTTATCATTGGCTGGTGGAGGCACTTCCAGTGTGTTTGGAACCGGAGGAGTATTAAGTGATTTATTAGGTTTTGGAGGTGGCAATAGTCCTTTTAGTGATATAGAAGGAGCTAATGGATCAAGTGGCGGATCTTTGTTAAAAAGAGCTATCCAAACCGCTAATAGATTTAGAAATTTAAAAAATTTAAATAAGGAAGGATTAAGACAAGAAGGATTACAAATTTTAAGAGGTGGGTTAGAATCAATCAGTAGGGGAGGTGTTAGTGGATTAGCCAACACGGTGTTTCCAAAAACTAATACCGGCACCAACACCGTAACTGCAGCACAATTAAAGAAAGGTTTATAATATGGCTATAGATCCTAACGTATTAGAAAATATCACAGTACCAAATGAAGAAACTGATCTGTATCAGATTAATGATGCAAATCAAAATATCAGCAATCAATCTATTGATTTTCCATCTCCAGCGCTAACATTTAAAAATAATATTGCGCCAAAAAAAAATAATGACAGTGCAGAACCAGTAAAGAATTTTTTTGATAGATATTTTGTTGAACCAATCAGTTTGCCAGCAGGTGATGTTGATGCAGTGATAGGATTTTTTGAAAAAAGAAAATTTGATAAAACTGCTGCAGTAAGTGTTGCTACAATTTTATTACAACAGGCAAAATTAGATAATGTAGATGTTTTTAGATTATTAGACACTCTCAAAGGAATCACAGATGTGCAACTTAGTAATGTTGTCACTGAAATTTTAAATGTAAACAGATCAAAAATTTCCACACTGGGATTCAAAGTTGAAAACACACAAAATCAATTCGAAAAACGCAACATAGTGGTATAGACTGATGCCTAGACGTTTTGCTCAAGGCAGATTTTCATTGAAAAATCCAGACAAATACATGGGCACGAAAGATCCTCTGTACAGATCCAGTTGGGAATTTGCTTTTATGAAATTTTGTGATGAAAGTGCTGCCATAGCCAAATGGGCCAGTGAAGCCGTGAGAATACCTTATAGAAATCCTCTCACAGGCAGATACACCATATATGTGCCAGATTTTTTTATCAACTATGTGGACAAAGGTGGTCAACAACATGCAGAAATAGTTGAGATCAAACCACAGAATCAATCATTGAAAGAGAAGGTGGGAAAAAATTTAAACAATCAAGCCAGTTACATTTTAAACCGCGCCAAATGGGAAGCTGCCACTGTATGGTGCCGTCAAAAAGGTTTAAGATTCAGAGTGATCAACGAAACCGATATTTTTCACCAAGGCAACAAGCGCCGATAAATAATACTATCATGACCAAAAAATTAGAAGATCTATTGAATCTACCAGAATCCAAAGACATTGTGATGGAAGAAAAAAACAAACAAGAACGTGACAAGTCATTACAGGTTCAAAAAGACACCCTGAGAGACATTGCTGAATTTGACAAGATCACAGCAGCACTGCCCATGGTCAAAGATCTAGGAGCCATAGCTGATGAAGAATTGGATGAGATTGCCAAAAAAGCCATGACTGCCTATGATGATCTCATGGACTTGGGCATGAACGTGGAAAGCAGATACAGCGGCAGAGTGTTTGAAGTGGCTGGCAACATGCTGAAAACCACACTGGAAGCCAAAGCTGCCAAAATCGACAAAAAGCTCAAAATGATAGACCTACAAATCCGCAAGCAAAAGATGGACAGAGAGGGTGGAATTGACGATTCCAACATGGTACAGGGCGAAGGATACGTGG